AGAGGTCAAGAATAAAATAGAAAATGTAGATTATTTTATGATTGAACTCAACAAAAAAGAACACCTTGTCGACGCTGAAATTGAGGCATTAAAAGACGAAATAGATAGACTAAAATCAAGAAGAAGTGGTTTAATGAGAACAAAAAACTTCTTTAATAAAACACTACTTCCAGCTGTTATAGAAGAAATTGGAAACGATGATGGAGTTTATGAAACTGATACTGCAAGGTATAAGCTTTATGAAACTTTTGGGCCAGTAGATGTTAACCCGCATGTAGTTTCTGATGATTTTAAAAAGGTTGAAATAGTTGAGAAATTGGACAAGGTAAAAGCTAGAAAAGCTGCAATATCAGCATTTAACGCAAACGATGTAATGCCTGATGGTATATACATTACCAAAGTTAAAAGAGTGAAACGTACTTAAACATATACTAATTCTTGTATGTTACACATTTTTAACACTAAATTATCTGGGCCCAGCGTGGTGCCTGGGCCTAGGTAATGATGAAATACGATAAAACAGCATTTAAAGAGGTTTTAGAGCCTCATCATCGTACTTATTGGAAGATTGCTTACACAAAGCTACAAAGAAAGATGCAAAGTCTTAAATCCTCCCTTAAGAAACGATCCGAAGTATCAGAAGTAATATTTGATATTAATATGGATGATCTTCGTGAAATGTTTTATCGCATGTATGGCAAGCCCTGCAAATATTGCGAAAGAAAAATGACATTAAGAAATATGGTATGTGACCATATAATACCACTTGCTAAAGGTGGTGATTCAATTCTTAAGAATCTGCAGCTAATTTGTAAATCTTGCAATACTAGAAAAGGCCCGCTGGATGAGAAAGATTTTAAAGAACTCATGTGGTGGGTAGAAACTTTAAAAGATGAAACTAAAGAATATGTGCTAAGAAAATTAGCTAAGGGAGGAAGATATTAATGGAACTAACAAGAGAACAATCAGAAATAGTAATGACAGCTTTACAAGATTACAGATCAAATTTATATTTAGATGGTAATCATAGTGCTGCAGTTGAAAAAGTAAGTGAACTTATCTTAGAAATAGAAAATGAACAACAGTCTAAAGATATAAGCCAGAAAAAGATACCATTACCGCTATATGAGGCTGAAGTAGGATCTGAAACTGGCATAGAGCTTGAGGAAAATTATAATATGAAACCTGGTGGTTGTATAAATTGCGATGAATAATAAACAAATACTAAAAAGAAAAGTAGCTTACTTAGAAACATCACTTATGGAATCTGAGTCTGTTATCCAGGGACTATTGACAGAAATAGAAAGACAGCAAAAAGCTATTGAGTCTTATAAGGAAAGTGAAGACCCTAAAGACCTAGAGCAAAATAATGATATGGTACTCGATCTTATAAAGTTAAGACTTGACAAAGGAGCAAGAGACTATCACAGACAAATCCCTATAATACCAGCAGATGATATAAATAGGGATAACTTTTACGAAGCTGTTGAAGAGGCCCTAGATTTATCCGTATATTTAGCTGCATATATGTTACGGCTGATGGAGGAGAAAGAACGCAAGGAATTCGAACCGACGACAGCAGACGAATATAATAAGCCAGATTTAACGAAATATGGCCCTGCGTATAGTGCTGCTTTATCAAACTCAATTGACAAGTTGGATATTCCAGGATCGTTAAATCATCCAAAAGAAAGGGTAAACAATGAACAAGGAGAAGCTAAGAAAGGCACAACTTGAGTGTGCTAATTGGAGTCTTGGTGACTGCCTTGGTTGTGAAATATATATTGACAGAGGATATTTAAAGAAGAATGGTTCTGTGCCAATTCTTCAATCAATAGATTCTGATAAGGCTGGAAAGCCTTGTATTGTCGAGAAAGGTTGTAGATACTTTGATAGATTCGTAGTACGATAAACTGCGTCATATTCTTAGTTTACCTTTCGGCTAAGGCAGTTTATCCCTCAAAGGGGGAGGTTAGGTTTTATGTACTTTCCTGATCTCCCCTATCTTTTTTACCACTATATATTTTAATGCTGCACAAACTAATATAATTAAAAATACTGTAGCCAGATCAACTAAATGATTCCCAGAATCAGATTCAATAGTCCCATAGGGAGTTTCTATTGTTATCTTTTCTTGTCTTTTTGGTAAGGGTCTATCTTGCATCATTCTCTCAACATCTGAATAGTACCAATGAGAGCTAAGACTGCTAGGCCACTTATCCCTGCAGAAGCTAACCCAAAACCAAATCTTTTAGCCATAAACCTTGCTATACTCTTTGTAGGAACCTTTCTTGCCAAGATTTCTTTCTGAGCTTGGGTAATAGCAGTTATTTCCTTAGCATAAGCCACATTGTTACCAGGGCTGTATATTTTAGCAGCCATCTTAGCTATTTTAGGAGCTCTTTTTCTTCTAGTAATCTTCTCCACTAATTCTTTTTGTTTCTTTGGAGACAATTCATCACTGATAAGAGCTTCAGCTTCAGGAATAGATATCTCTTTTGGCTTTACAACATTTATAACATCTCTGCCGCCAAATTTCATTTTAAATAAATCACGCTTATCATTAGCATAAAACTTTACTTTGTCACGTTTCTTAGGATTCCATTCTACAATACCTTGATACCCACCCCAATCATAATTAGCTTTTATATGCGGAGATACTCTAAAGAAATATTTTCCATTTATTTCCTTCCATGATAATCCACTCCTTTTTAATACAGATTCCATCTTCTTAGGTGTCAAGTTAGAAAACTTATCCCCACCTATCTCACTCATATTTCCAAATGTATTATACACACGATTATCAAATTGAATTCCTCTAAGTACATCTCCAGTTTTTGGAGGATTCTTATGTAATAAATAAAGAGCATGTCGTTGATTTTTTATTCCCTGTCCTTGCGTTATCCATCTCATAGCATCTTTATCACCACCAAAATATTTCTGAGCATCTACTGGGTTATTAATTTTTGATACGAAATTTTTTGCATATCTAGCAACATCATCAGTAGCAGTCATACCTTTATTATTAAAAAGATATCTATTAGAATAATCGTTTATTAATTTATAATGCTGCTGTTTTTGTAGATTTGCTATCTGTCTTTTACTCTTTTCATATATAGCGGTATTGCCCTTCATAGACAGAGTGGGATCAGACTTTATTAATTTATCTGATTTATTTCTTAAAAAATTTAATTTTTCTTCTTGTTCTAATAATTGTTCATATGCTCTAGGGCTAAGTCCAGTGACATCATGTGCATAAGATATATTAGGACTAACAATGTTCTTCATAATAGACACATTACCAGCAACAGCTTCCTTACCAGTAGCAAAAGCTTGAGCACCGAATTTATTACTATAAAATCCAGGTAAATAGTTTCTCATATAATCTACATACTTGGCCCTGGTTCCAATGCTTCCAGAAGCAGATTTCATAGCACTCAATCCTCCTATAGCGGCAGCAGTCAGACCAGCCCTATACTTATCATCTACTTTCTGAAGACTCGCTAAATCTATTTGCTCAGCTTCGTCTATATACTCCATTATAGTATCCTAGGATGTATGAATTCTTCATCTTTATGTTTCTTTACTTCTCTTGGAAATTGCATAACAGGCAATCCAGTAATTTTATCTAAAGCTCTAGCAGGGTTTTCTATTAACCCACCTTTTCCGCCTTCAAAAACATTACCAAAAATATCGTACCCCATCCTACCAAATGGGAACATGCTCCAAATATGGTATCCGCCAAGCCTTGACCAATCGTCGTTTACTATAGCTTTAAATGTTGGTGCCACCATTCTTAACGAAGGAGGAGAGATCATCTGAAGAGGAGCTAAAGCTGCAGGGTAATTTCCAAAAAAAGCTCTACTCCTCTCTTTTTCACTTCCGAATGCCCAATCGGCCCAATCCTGTATCCAACCATACGGCTGGGGAAGGGCATTCTCAAATAACGAATACATAAAGACATTTGCCAGCCCGAACATAAGCAAGTCCATAGTAGCCATCCGTTTAAATGTTTCATATTCTGGAGTTCCCTCTCTCCATCCTCTTAAATGAGCTTCTCTTATAACCTGGTTTCTAAATCTTACTGAATTCC